CAAAGGATCCAGTGTGTCGTAGATGGGTTGAGTAGCGTCTCCGTTGCCGGAAAAAGCCGAATCTTCGCCACCGGTTTGTGGACCCATGTAGCGATGCACATAGATGTCAAGTCCACCAATGGTATAGCGTTCGCTGATGATTCTATCTAGGTATTGGTAATCTCGGGTCCGGTTAGGACGCCACATGGACAGTTTTGGCATAGTGTTGTATTTATAGTAAATTTGCCTGCCCGCGAACAGTTGACCAATAATCCTGTTTGTGTTATAATTACTGCATTAGTAAGGAGTACCATGAAAACTACTGCTCAACCAGTTCGCGCCACTGTGCGCCCGTTAAACCCACGCAGCGCCGATACCAAATTCATGGGCGATGAGCCCACTTGGCGTGTACAGCCCGTTTATGATCGAGTAAGTCGGCTGACTGCTGCTTTTAGCTGGTACAATTACTTTTATGGCAAAAAGGATGCCAGGGACATGGTAGTGAGCTATTTAGAAACTCACGGGCGCAAGAACGATGTACGACTGCTTCGCGGTGTTCCGGATTCTGCACTGAGACTAACCACAGGCTGGATGTGTCGCATGAGCCAGGTGGGCCTGGATCTAACCGAAGCAGAACAGATTCAACTGGACAATATGTTGGCAGAAACCCTGGGCACCACTCAACAAGCAGAGGTAGAAAAAACAGACACAGCCCCTGCTAGACAAACAATCCAGGATCGGCTACGAGAAAAACTTAGCGAATGCGCAGGCGAACTAGAAGGCCTGTTTGACGACTTTGTGGTGTCTGGTGCCAAGATGAGCGCAGACATCAAGCCCATTACCATTATCCGTGGCAAGAATGTAGCACCGCAAATGGTGAACGAAATTGCTGTGGACTGGAAACGCAAACTGGTAGAATTTGAAACTGTGATTGGCGGCAAGGACGCTCAACTGGCAGAAGGTTACAGCAACTTTACCAAGATTCAAATGCGCGGCATTGTGAAGTTCTGCGAAGCAGTGATCAATGACTGTGGTGCATACGTGCAGATCAAGAAGGTTGATCGCAAGCCACGCAAGGCCAAGGCCATCAGCCCAGAAAAACGTGCAGCCAAGTTCAAGTTCCAGGCCGAAATTGTGGACCTCAAAATCAAAGGGCTTGCTCCTGCAAACCTGGTGGACAAGAGCGAAGCCTGGTTGTATGACAGCAAGAAACGCAAACTGATTCATGTGGTAGCAGACTCGCATGTGGGCACATTCACTGTCAAAAGCAACAGCATCATTGGCTTTAGCACAGCAGAAAGCATGCAGAAAACTGTGCGCAAACCCGCTGACATTGTGCGGGCCATGCAGGCAGCAGGCAAGCCGGCTGCTAGAAAGATCTACAAAGATCTAACCACCACAGAGACACAGTTCAACGGTCGTGGAACTGAAAACTTGGTTATACTGAAGGCGTGGTAAAAGACTAAATATAGGGCACGGAGCCCCTAATGGTCGAACAACAATCTATTGATTTAATCACGCTAAAAACCAATCTCTTTGAGTATGTACGCCTACAACTGGGCCATCAAATCATTGACCTTGAACTTGATCCTGCTCACTTAGAAGCAGCATATCAAAGAACCGTTGGCACCTATCGCCAACGGGCCAACAATGCCTACGAAGAAAGCTACAGCTTTATGCAGTTGGTAAATCAGCAGAATATCTACACCTTGCCACAAGAAGTGCAGAGTGTTAGACAGATTTTCCGACGCAGTTTTGGTATTGCGTCGGGCCCAACAGGTTCTAATTTTGACCCGTTTAGTCAGGCACAGATGAATGTTTACCTGATCAACTTCAACCAATCAGGCGGCCTGGCCACCTATGATTTTTATACCCAGTATGTGGAATTGGCAGCTAGAATGTTCGGCGGCTTTATAAACTACACCTGGAATCCGGTTACCAAAAAACTGCAACTTATCCGCAGCCCAACCGGCTACGGCGAAGTGGTTCTGTTGTGGACCTACAATCTCAAACCTGAAATTCAGTTGTTGGGCGATTTCCAGATCCAGCAATGGATCAAGGACTACATGGTAGCAGCCAGCAAAATGATCATTGGTGAAGCTCGTGAGAAATTTGGCACCATTGCCGGACCAAACGGTGGCGGCACTCTCAATGGCGCAGCAATGAAGGCCGAAGCACAGGCACAAATGGACAAGTGTATTGAAGAGCTCAAACTGTATGTGGATGCTTCTCAACCATTAACCTTCGTTATCGGCTAAACATCACTCGACAAACTATTGCAGTTCTGTTACAATCATTAAATGCACCTTATGATTGACCTCGAAGGCCTGGCAACAGGACCGGACACAACCATTCTTACTATTGCTGCTCAAACGTTTGATCCGTTTGGCACGGGCTGGTACGACAAACATTACTATGCCAGAGTCACTTTAGAAAGTCAGGAAAATCGTGCTATCGATAACGGCACAATTGCATGGTGGGCTACTCAACCCGACCATGCCCGCGAAGAAGCGTTCAACGAACAAGACCGTATTCCCCTGGATCAGGCACTAGACGAATTGGCCAAAATGATCTGGCACTCAAAACTGATCTGGAGTCAAGGTCCCACATATGACATGAACATTCTTGAGCATGCCTACAAGAGTTACGGCAAACCTTTGCCCTGGAAATATTTTCAGGTTAGGGACTCAAGAACAGTGTTTAGTTTGTGGCCTGACCAGCCAATCCCGCCTACAACACACCACTCACTGGAAGATTGCCGTAGACAGATTAGTATGTTACAACGTACACTAAAACATCTTGACGTAAAGGAACTAAAATGATCATAGGAGTTGTGGGATTCATAGGTAGCGGTAAAGATACCATTGCAGATTATCTTGTTAACATACATCAATTCCGTAGAGAAAGTTTTGCCAACACACTCAAGGACGCTGTGAGCCATGTGTTTGGCTGGAACAGAGAACTGCTGGAAGGACGCACAAAACAAGCCCGCGAATGGCGGGATCAAGTGGATCCTTGGTGGGCAGAACGTTTAAAACTACCCAAACTAACACCACGCTGGGTGTTGCAGTACTGGGGTACAGAAGTTTGTAGACAGGGGTTTCACGACGATATCTGGATTGCCAGCCTGGAAAACAAACTGCGTAACTCCACAGACGATATTGTGATCAGTGATTGCAGATTTCCCAACGAAATCAAGTCAATCAAAGCAGCTGGCGGCATTGTGGTACGGGTCACACGTGGCCCAGAACCTGCCTGGTATGATGCAGCAGTCAGTGTAAATCACGGACCTGACGGCAACTCTAGCTGGAGCATCAGCAAAGGCAAACTGGAACGTAGTAAAATTCATGCCAGCGAATATGCCTGGGCAGGCACAAAGTTTGATGCTGTGCTGGACAATAATTCCAGTCTAGATCACTTGTATGAGCAGGTGCAACAGCTGGTAACTCAACGATCAGCTTGAAGCTGGTTGGGAACCCAGGGTATATCAAGCCGTTTTACTTCTTCCATGCAGTTCAAACAAACTGTGCGTAAATTGTTCAAGGACACGTTGCGCATGTTTCCGTCCATGTGACACACCAGTAACTGGCCAGCGTATCGTGATCTAAAGCCACATCTATCGCATGTGGCTTTTTTCTTGTAGCCTGCCTTCTTCCACAGGGCCTCAGGCGGCTTTATTTTTTTATTTCTTCTAATGCAGTGATCGCATTTGGTTCGATAGTGTACAACATCTTCGCGGGTGTAGTTCACAGCTACAGAGCGTTGGTTACAAGCAGCACATATGGGTCTCATGGGGTATTTATCACGCGAACCTTTGCAAAGGGCAACGCAACACCACTGGTTTTGTCATCATCCGATAAATATCTACATAAGTTTTTAAAGGAGCCAAAATGGCACTAGTATCACCCGGAGTTCAAGTCACTGTAATTGACGAAACAAATTACATTCCTGCAGCCACAAACTCAGTACCTTACATGTTGATCGCCACGGCGCAAAACAAAGTTTCAGGTTCTGGCGTGGGGGTTGCAGCTGGCACATTAGCTGCCAACGCAAATAAAGTTTATTTGGTCACTAGTCAACGTGATCTATCAGCTACATTTGGCAATCCGTTTTTCTACAAAACCACAGCAGGTACACCAATCAATGGTTACGAGCTCAACGAATATGGTTTGTTGGCTGCATACTCTGCCTTGGGTATTACCAATCGTGCTTATGTTCAACGTGTGGACATTGATCTTTCTGAGCTCACCGCCAGTCTAGTTCGCCCCACAGGCGAACCCAATGACGGTACATTCTGGTTAGACACTGCCAACACCATCTGGGGCACATTTGAATGGAACCTGACCACTGGTGCGTTCAGCAATCAAGTACCCTTGGTTATTACCAGCACGTCAGATCTCACCAGCGGAATCCCTTCGCAAGATTACGGCAGCATTGGCGATTATGCTGTGGTTGCAACCAATGTTGCCAATCCTATATATTACAAAAATGGGGCAGCAGCCACAACTCAAACCACTGCTACTGAATTGTCAGACTTGTACAATACCTGGGTTTTGGTTGGATCCAATGACTGGAAACTCAGCTGGCCAACCTTGACCGGTGCCAATGCTGTAACAGCTGATTTAACAGCCAGCAACACCATTGTGATCAATGGCTCAACGGTTACTGTTCCGGTTTCTCCCAACAATGATGTTGCTGGTCTCAGTGCAGCTATCAATACTGCTAACATCCTGGGTGTTTACTCAGCTGTGATTGACAACAAACTGTGTTTATTTGCCAACGCCAGTGCCACAGCCGACAATTCCACAGCCGACGACGGTATTGTTGTTGTTAACTCAGCAGGTTCCACAGCAGGACTGCTAACTACCTTGGGTATCACCGCTGACGTTGCCAATTATGCTCCTACCCTGCAACAAAGTGCCAATTTCACTGTGCCACGCTGGAGAACCACAGACGACCAACCTAGACCCACAGGCAGTGTCTGGAACAAGATTACCAGCAGCAATCTTGGAACCTCAATGGTTGTGAAAAAATACAGCTCTGCACTGGGCGCATTTGTACAACAATCTGCCACAGTATATGCCAATGACTGGAGTGCTAATGCAACTCTGGATCCCACAGGTGGTGGTAAAAATATTGCTGTTGGTACAACATACACACAATACAATGTCACTCCAGAACTCAGTGGAGTTGCAGCATATCCCTACAACAACACCTACACTCTGCAGGTATTTGAGCGGGTGTCTCAAGGAGCCACAGTAATAACAGGCAGCACCTCCACACCTACATTTACAAATGGTAATCAATTTACTATTCAAACATCTGTGGCAAACTCAACCAGCCTGACTACCGCTGTGACTGCTACCATTAGTGGAACTACTGCGGCGGCATTTATCACTGCGGTAAGTTCTGCTGGTGTTCCAGGTGTTAGTGCAGCAGTAGATTCAACTGGTGCCATTGTGTTCACACAAAGCATCGGCGGTGTAATTGTACTAGACGATGTGGGCGCTGGTACTGCTTTGAGTGCCGCTGGATTTACTGGTTCTACCACTGGTTGCCGCGGTGAGATTGTGAACAATGAACCTACTCTGTTGCTTAGTGCATGGGAAGGACTGGATTACACTGCCAGCGCCACTGCTCCAGATCAAGATCCAGCTGATGGCCGCTACTGGTACTATTCTACCACCAGCCAAGTTGATATCATGATTCAGAGTGGAACAGGATGGGTTGGATATCGAAACGAGACCAATGATGTTCGTGGCGATAATCTCTCTCTAACTGATCCAGCCGGCCCACAAATTGCTGCCACAGCACCCACTACACAAAGTGATGCCACTGCGTTGGTGTATGG